CCTTGTGTAGCGGCATTGCCTGTCAGGCCATTAAGATCGTTTGCTTGTGTTGCGGCATTACCAATCAAGTCGATGAGCCCAACTGCTTGTGATGCGGCGTTAGCAGTAAGGGCAACCAATTCACCGTACTGTGTTGCGGCATTGCCTGTGAGCGTATCAAGCAGTGCTTGTTGTGCTTGTGCATTTGCTGTTAGACTTAATAGCGTTGTTGCTTGCGCACCAGCATTGCTGAGTAGTGTTGTGATGTTGGTTGTTGCAGTACCCAAGTTAGCATCAAGTGTATTCAAACTGGTTGCTTGCGCACCAGCATTGCTGAACAAGTTGTTGATTGAATTTATTCTGTCACCAATGTTTGCATTTAAAGCAGGTACAGTTGTTGCAACCACAACACCTAAATTAGCATCTATAGCAGGTACAGTTGTTGCAACCACAACACCTAAATTAGCATCTATGGTATTCAAACTGGTTGCTTGCACACCAGCATTAGCAGTTAGTGTATTGAGGCTAACTGCCTGAGTTGCGGCATTGCTGGTTAGCGTTGTTATTTGTGTATTAGCATAAGTTTGATAAGAACCAATATTAGCGTCAAGCGAAGAGTCTGTATTAAACGTTGCATTAGCATAGGTCTGAAATGCCCCAATGTTAGCAGTAATTACTTCTACGTTTACTCTTAGTTTTGTATTAAGAAAACCAACGTTTGCATCCAATTGGTCTATAGTAGCAAATCCAGTACCTACAATAAAATTACCAATATTAGCATCCAGTGCTGGAATAGTTGTACCTACTATAGTTCCAACATTAGCATCTAATGTATCAAAGTTGCTATCCAGTGTACTGATGTTTGCACTTGTGCTGTTTGCTCTGGTGTTGGAAAATGTTTGAAAACTACTAATACTTGCGTTTATAACATTAACATTTGATAACAGTTGTTGTTGAGTTGCGAAACCTGTTCCTGCAACCAGATTACCAACATTAGAATCTAAGTTGTCGAGATTAATCTTAATTGTACCAACATTAGCGGCAGTAGCGAAGCCAGTCCCTGCAACGAAATCATCTAATCGGTCAGCTTCTGTTGAAGCATTAGCCCGTAAGTTTGTAAATTCTAGATTCGCATAGGTTTGAAAACTACCAATATTTGATTCAATAGTTTCAATATTTAAATTTGCCGCAGAAATATTAGCATTAACCGAAGTTAAATTAACATTACTAGCCAATTGGGATGCATTAGCCAGTAAGTGTCCACCTGCTGTGACTCCGTCTTGTACTCGTACTGTGTTTAGATCTGTGTCGACTACAAGCTCGCCTACTAGGCCTGTATAAGTTGAGCTTACTGAGGTATTACCTCGCTTGGCCAATAAGTGTGTGGTTAATGTTACGTTGCTAGTTGTCATGTAATTTGTCCCGAATCTATCACAGCATTACCATTAAAGTTAAGTGGATCACTTTCGTACCATCCTGGTAATACTTCAATCTTTAATTGTGCGCCAAAGTTATCATCTACATACAGAGGTCTGTCAATGTTGGTTGTTGTGTTGGTTAGTTTAAGTGTAAGCAGATACATTCTCTGCTTCAGTGCCACTGTGGTTGCTTTGGGAATAGTTACACTGCATAAGCCAGTTTCAGCATTGTCAATAGTCACAGCCAAACTTTCAACAGCACCTTTTTCAAATGGATCTTGGATGTCCAATTGCATGGTGTTGCCTGTCAAATTGACGGCTTTTTGTTGTTGATTCCTAACAACGATCTGTAGTGGATTATCAATTCCTTGATATACTTTTATTGGTTTACTAAACACAACTCGTTTCCTTGGTGGCAAAAAGGTTCCCTGATCCAAAATTTGGACCCGAATAATATTATCATATAAATAACTTTGGATTTCATACATTAATGTATTTATTGAACTTATATGGTTGAGTCGGACTACGAAAAATTACTTACAGAATACCCATTCCTTACCTACTTGATATACGGAGGTAACGAGTATATCGGTGTTATTCAGAATGTAGATGATATACTAACTACCATATACAACTACGGTGCACTAAAGAACTTGGAAGTAAAACAGCATTTTTTAAAATTAGCCGATACTTGGTGGTGGGAAAGCAATAGGCTTATACCAATTAATGTATTCATGAAGTCCGAATGGGCGATGTTCAAACCTGTTCTGATTACCATGAACAGCAAGGACGTAGAGATCAAGTACGGTCCGCAGGTTAGTTTTAACCAAATAGCCGCTAAACGCACAAAGCGCAGAAGTATTACTCTTATTCGAAAATTAGATTAATATTCACAACTACCAAGTGTGCATAAGACACTGAATGGCTCTTTTTAAAATAATACGTGCCATCAGTTGGCTTTTGCCACACAGTCTTTTCAATTTCAGCCCACGGCTTGCCTATTAAGTGACGTTTTGCAGGACGTATAACTGCTAAAAACATTGCTAACTTTTCTATTGTGTTTACTGCTTCTGGCATCTTAACCAATGTATCATAATGATTGCCTATGTGTATCAGTTTGCCACAGAAGTCTTTGTCATATAACCGTTCCCAAGCTGGCTCTTGTGCTAGTAATTGATCTAGATGTTCTTCGTTTTTAACCTGTGTGTACAACCCAAGATTCAACATGTCTATTTTTGCATAGCCACGGTTCTCTGCAATATCATGATCTATGCTGGCATATCCAGTAAACGGATCCTGAGGAGCATCTGTTACATAAACACCAGTATTGTGTTTTACATACTTGCCGTCGCGATGTATAACTGCTGGGATGTGAGGGAATAGTTTAAGTACCGTATCCCTGTTGCCTACATCAATGTCAATGTCACTGGTAAACTTCATAAGCCTGCTTCCTTTAACAGATGCTTGCACCACTCTACATCACCCATGTAGTCAGTAAATTTTCTATTCCAGTAGTCAGGGTCGATCCAGGGGAGTATAATAGCAATTTGATCATCTGCAAGACTAGATAACCAATCCACGCCGGAAACACAATTAAACACAATCCAAGGACTAATGCGCCCGGTACTGATATGATGACAAATCCTATTAGCATTACCATACCGAAAATAGTCTTGGAATCCCGCAAGTCCCGAACCGTTGCTTGCATAATCTTCCATGGTTTTAAGAGCACGTTCAAGAGCATCTTGTACTGCCTCCTTTTTTAAATATTCACGCATCCACTCATCATAAAAAACATCTTTTGTCCAGTAGTCCAGTTTTTTGTTGTTTTTCAATAACCAGGTTGTGTAGTTTTGTATGTTGAGGCATTTGATGTTAACACAATGCCTGCCAAATTTTACAAATGCCTTGTAGTATGGACTGGTTACAAAGTCTGCAAAACTTTTGTTTTTTGCACTGCCTTGTGTTGTCTCGAAGAACTGCAAGTATGCTCGTAATCCAAACTGCACACCTGTTTCTTTTTCTTCCTGCCAACGTCGCTTGGGCTCGCAAAGATGAGCCGCAAGTGTTGATTCCTTGCGATAACTTTTATCGCAGTACTTACAGGTGTAGCTCATGTTTTCTTATATGTGATTCCAAATAATTGTTCAACCATTCATGTGCGCCAGTTAGTCGATGCCGCACTTCTGGTTCAACATGTTCTTCGTCGGGTACGTATGGTACACCTGCTCGATGTTGTTCTCTGACTGCACACCACTTAAAATCACCTATGATATTAGGATGTTCTAAGAGTAATTGAACTCTTTTATTTTCTTCGGGCAACATACCTTCCCACCATTGGTCTGCTTGTTGAAATATTACACAGTTATGTCCTCGGTGTGTCAAACTATCAATCAATGACAACATTTGATACATTAAATTTTCTGTTCTATCAACCAGCGAATGTTTTTCGTATCGTTCTCGAAACAATACCCACTGCTTGGTTTCCCAATCGTTCCAACTTGATCTCCATCTGTTCTTGCCAAACTGTTGATTTTGTGGATTTGTCCATGCACCTTCCCATACTTCTTGCTCTGTATGTTCTGCTGGGTCATGATGACAAATAGGAAGTTCTTCTCTGCTAATAAATGTCATCCCCAACACGTACAAAGTTTTTTTGGTCGTTTCGTAGCTGTGTTTCAGTGTTGTTCTTATAATTCTACTGTTGGCGCTACCCGTGATGCTTAAACTATTACTGCTCGGTATCTGTAGAGCTCGGGCCAAGTCAGCATGGCCGTTGCCTTCGACGTAAGTGTGCATGTAACTGCAACCATTGGTAACCAGTTCAGTAATCATTTGAGTGCGTCTCGGATCTTTTTATCTTCCCAGCCGTTTGACTTAGCTAGTTCTTTAAGTTCTTTCTTGTCGCTAATTTCTGCCAGTGTTTCTAAATCATCATCTGTATAGTCTGGATAGAAGTTGCGCAAGAACTTAACCACCTTGTTGTTGTTAACACGTTTCTTTTGTTTGATCCATTCATGCCTATGTGTGCCCATACCCGGACTTACAGTTGTTGCCAACAGCCATTGCAGTTCTGGATACTTGCTTAGATCGAACCAATTCTTGTTTAATCTTTCGTTGCAACTCATTAGATAGTAACCCTGTAGTTCAGCACTGCCACCAACTGCACTGCCCCAACGAATCATAAGGAAGTTGCTGAACTTTTTGCGTTCTTCATCCGTGAGTTCACTATAGAATGACCTGTTCTTGAGATCAAACTGTTTCATTTCATAAAATATATCTAGTTTGTTCATACTGGATGATGCATCACTGGTTCGTTGTCATTTTTCTTACTAAGTTCATACAGTACTTTAGCACGTTCTAGTGCGTCTTGCAAGGCAGGATTGTCCTTTGCGGCTTCAACTATTTTGTGCCAGTAATGCGATTCTTGTATCCAGTTGTCAACTGGGTATGTTCCTATCAATACTCTTTTGCTTTTTTCTCCAAGTGGTCTACCCCATATATTACCATATGTGTCATTTTCGTATATGTATTTGGTGCCTGTTTCTGTAGCTTCCCATTCAATTTGATCTTTTGGATCCATCTGTGTATTTCCTTGCAGGTTCTGTGACTATGTATCTACCAGTTAGCCTATCCTGGAAGCCCTCAATAACTTCGCGATGCAGTGGTAAATCTTCTAGCCCATAGTCGGGCGATGTACATTCGTAGTTGGTGTTGAACGTACTAGCAAAATAAACTTGCGGTATATCTATATCTTTAACACACTCATGCACAAATTTATGATGTATGTGTCCGTAGTCACCATCCTCATTGTGTGTGAGTATCAATTTGTATCCTTTGGCCAGATACTGTATTTTTGCAGTTGCTTCCTGGTCGTCAAATCCCAACTCGCCACGCTCCACATAACTATAATCGTCATGGTTGCCAAGGAAATAAGTATCAATGTTGCGCTTGCGCCAAAACGCTCTTACTTCACGTGCTCTGTCGTCCTTGTCAAAATAAGTCAAGTACATTATATCCCACTTGAACTCAGGATAATTGTGCAAGAACGGGTACCCAAATATTATACAATCATCTGGGTGTGCTACTATTAATAATGCTCTACCAACACTTTCCATAATCAACTATCTCACTTTGTCTTGATATATCTTTTACAAAATATGCACACTTTGGTTTTTGTACATTTGTTTCTAGCGGTATAGACAGCAGTTGACCTGGACGTAGTTTGGGGAAATACCATTTTACATCTTGGTATATATCCATTATTTCAATGGGTTCAAATCCTGGTCTATAATCTGTTAATGGATTAAACATGAATGCGCTGAATCCTCTATCGTTGATACTGGTCAATGGTATAACTTCAAGATCTCCTACATCTGGTTCTCCAATTAACACTTGCCAATCCACAGGCATTTTTATTACACTTTCGCCAATGCGTAATACCAGTGCTGGACTGTTGAATGATTCCAGGAAGATCAGTGGTATGTAGAAATAATCAGGGTTACGGGGATCACTATTATCCAACACAGCAAAACGCATGTCATCAATTTCTTCTGGTATTTCATTAATCTCGTATGCTACGTTATCTAGTGTTAATATTCTCATTAGTAGGTCAATCTCCAGTTCTGTATGCTATGGTCGTACCATATAGCAAGGTTTTTTGTTTTGTCTCTTGTGCGGTCCAGGATCGTTTTTGCAGGACTTCCCCATATAGTATCTTCGACACGCATGTAGATATCGTCAATCATCTGTGCTCGCCATTTTAGCACAATAGCAAAATCATTGTGCATGTAACGATTAGGAAGATTGCTTTCGTGCATATTATGAACTATTTCAAATTTGATTTCATTTATATCTATAGTGGAGTCATTCAAGTCAACAACAAAAGGTTCGTGCTTATATTCACAATTAAATTTTAAATCTATTTTGTCCTCTTCAAACCATTTTAACTGTTGAAACAGATTGTTTATCATGTTAAATCTGTACAGTGTACTGTCTGCAGGGTGCTTCTGCTGAAATGTGTCGTTAATTGTTTTTTCGTATGCGTCGTCAATCTCAATGTCAGGTTGAAATTCGAAGGCTTCTGACTCAGCATATACCAAAGGTAGTATAGGATGATTTCTGTAGACTTCTGCTGTTACTTCAATCTTTCCTGGAATAAAAGTTCCGCCCCACTGTTTAGCATGCTTGGATAAATCAACAATATTCTCGTTGAAGATAGGATTGCCAATGGTCTCCGAAATAAAATAATCTATGTCGTCTGGAATATCTGCTCTGTCGCAACTTAAAAAGTTTTTGTTAATTACCTGTACGTTCTTAATACCAAGTTTATCAATCATGTCTCTGGCATACATTGCACGGCCTGGATCCATTTCGATACTGTAAACTTTCTTTGCTCCAGCTTTAGCGGCTAGTATGCTTAATAGTCCTGTGCCAGTGCCTATATCGCACATGACACTACCTGGTGCTACACGTTCTATTGCGGCTTTGTATGCAATGTTACGCCCAGTGTCGTTAATCATTGGCATGTAAATGCCGTTGTTTTTGAACCAATCAAAGTCTTCTGTTGAATGCGTGACGGTGTTGTCAGTCATGTATTTTAAACCTGTCTCTTATAATGTTTAAGTACCTATCTGCTAGATACTCTTGACTCTGTTCTGACCCATGATATCCTGGATCTTCACCTGAAAACGGGTACTCATTTGTAGCATATGCAGGTGTGTCTTCAAAGTCTGATGTTAAGCAACGATCGGGTATGTTCCGAGGGAAGTGGTCTCTGACCATGTCACTGGTCCATATATTGCATGCCACCAACAAGAAAGGAATACCTGCATGATGTAATCTAAATATGCCATCACTGACAATATACCTATCCTGTTGCAGTTTCCAGTTACTGTCGTACATGAAATTGATGTAGTGTCTTACTGCTGTGTTTGTTTCCTTGTCTAACTTCTGGCTACGGTAATGATGATCATAGTTTTCTGCTAGACTGAAAATAGTTTCTGAAATCATTCTGTAGTTGTTATTACCCCAGTTGATATTGTCAAC